TACTTTCGTTTTGGTGAAACTATGGAAAATGTGGACAAAAAACTAAAATCGAGAGGTTATACTTTAGATAAAAAACAATTAAAACAAAATATATCATGAATAGAAAATTAGTTATTGAAAAACTTTTAAAGGAAGGTTTTAAAGGAGATACCCTTTCTCGTTTAGATGATAAAAGTATTTCTACTTTAGCTAAAACTGTTTTAAAAGAAACAGTAATGGTTAAATCTGGAAGTCCAACCGCAGCTGCAGATATTGCAGCAGCAAAAAAATCGGGTAAAACTATTGAAACATATGAATCAAAAGTTTGTCCTGCTTGTGGAATGAAAGATTGTAAATGTGAAGATAAAAAACATAATGACGTTAAAGAAAACAATGAGGTTGAGGAGTGGGTATTAAATTTAGCTGAATCAAAATATAGTTCATTTACATCTAAAAAAGATATCATGGGTATCATTAGTGAAAAAATGGAAACATTTCAACCAATGCCGGGCAAAGCAAAAAAGGGACACAATGGTGTACCTGAGTTTATGACTTACGATTCAATTGTTGCGGGTGGTACTGAAACAAAACCAGCACCATCACCTAATCAACCTGATGTTAGTCCTGATGCACCACCAAGAGAGAAACCATCAAAACCAAAAACTCCATATCAACCAGGACCGGGAACAAACCCTAAACCAAAAGCTTTGGCTGAAAAGAAAAAAATTAAGTAAAAAATGGAATTTAGCAAAAAAGATTTGTTATCTTTACTGAAAGAAGATATCACAGAAATGCCAATGGATTTTGACACTCAGGATAGACCTGACCAAGAGTTACAAGGAAAACTCGCACAAGGAGACACTCCGTTAAAAAAGGTTCCATTTCCTCAAACGGGTGATGAAAACAAAAATTTCCAAGAATTATTGGCGTCTGAAAGATACAGACAAGTTGTTGCAAAAGTAAGAGAATATACTGGTATTGAAACACCTATGGTTGGTCAACAAGGTGTAATGCCGTTGGCTCAAATGATGATGACTGCACATAATCAAATTATTCAAGCGGAAAGTGCTCACAAAGAAGAGTTACAACAATTGGCTATTGAATTGGTTATGAAAGAAATGTCGATTCCTGAAGGGGCAATCAATTATGATGCGAAAATTGTTGGTATGGGTGAAATCAATACCGACGACTTCAATAGAGAAATGGACCAACAAGAAGAAAATATTGAACCTGTTGATGTTGAAGAAGATTTAGCCGATGATTTGGGTACTCTTAATTTGGAAAAGGCGAAAAGAAGATTAATTAACAGTATGATACAAGGGGCATCTAAAAAAGGTCACTACATGTATCATTATGTTGCAGATAAAATTAGAGAAATTACTGGTTCTGAAAGTTTAATCAATCAGTACGGAGTGTTAATGTCAGTTAACGATACTTTATATTGGCAATTAAGTGACGACACAATGAAAGCAATGATGGGTGGCGGCGGAGGCGGCGGCTCGGTAGGTGGTAAAGAACGTGTAGATAGAAACACGAACCCCCCAACAATTTACGCTGAAGGCCTTAACTTCCCAATCTTGGTTCACGAACTTATTAAAGGAACGTTAGAATTATTTGCAATTCAAGGTAGACCAACCGATGCAGAAGGTAATGAAGACCCAAGGTACGCGGAGGTTGAACAATCAGAAGATACTTTAGAAAAAGAAGTATGGGATTTAAGATTAGGACCAGCAATTTGGGAAAGAGTTAGAAGACAATTTCCTGATGAGATTCTTCTTGACGAAAACAAATTAGAATTACAAAACTATTTGTTTGTTGAAATTGTCAAATTACCAGCAAAAAACTTCTTAGTATTCATGAAAGAAGTTGTTTCTGGTTCTGAAAATGGAAAACGTTTAATGGATGAATTAATGCAAGGTGTTGACCAAATGTTCAAAAACCAAGATTATCAAAATGCGATGGATGCGTTTAATAATGATTTAAATAATATCACTGATGATACTGACGATGATGATTTAGGAGGATTCTTGGATGGTCTCGGAATAAGACTATCAGATGATGATGAATAAAATCATCATAACATTTTAAGAAAGGGGGTTTTTACCCCCTTTTTTTATATTTATATATATGAGTAATCAAAAATTTCAACAGTTAAAAGAATATGCTCGTATTATGAAGGACACTCCATATGCGTTAAAAACGTATTTGCAGACTTACGATAATACACAAAAGAAATATGTTCCTTTAGAGTTATTTCCCGACCAAATACAATTGTTGAGGGACTACGAGTTATACAACGAAAATATCACGAGAAAATATAGACAGGCCGGTGTTACAACAGTAACCGCAGCTTGGATATCGAGAAAATTACAGTTAGCGAAACCTGAAAATCCGGAAAGAGTTCTTGTTATTGCGAATAAAAAGGATACCGCAGTGGAGATGGCTAATAAAATTAGACATTTTATAGAACAGTGGCCTGATTGGATTAATGTCGGTTTTTCACCTGATAAAAACTCTGAAAGTAGATTTAGATTAAATAATGGTTCGGAAGTTAAAGCGGTTGCAACATCCGCGGATGCACTTCGTGGTTTTACCCCTACGATTCTTGTATTTGACGAGGCCGCGTATATTGAAGCAGGAGAAGACTTTTGGGCGGCATCTATGGCATCCCTATCGACGGGTGGTAAGATTATTCTTATTTCAACCCCAAATGGTTTTGACCCAATTTATTACGGTGTTTATGACCAAGCAATTAGAGGGGTTAATGATTTCCATATTACCGATTTAAGATGGTTTAAAGACCCTCGATACACCAAAGATTTAAGATGGGTTAAATGTAGTGATATTGTACATTATATGTTAAACAGAGAACAGTACGACGATAATGAAGTCGTAATGTACGATTTTGACATTTTAAATTACAAACAATACGAAGAAGAAGGTTATAAACCTTTATCGTCTTGGTTTGAATCTATGTCTAAAAAATTCAAATTTGATAGACGTAAAATTGCCCAAGAGTTAGAGTGTGACTTTTTAGGTTCGGGGGATGGTGTTATCCCATCTGAAGTTCAGGACAATATTGTTAAGAACATGTTAAGGGACCCTAAAGAAAAGTACATGCAAGGTACGTTTTGGCAATGGAAAGAACCCGTTCAAGGACATAGATACATTATGGGTGTCGACGTAAGTAGAGGGGATAGTGAGGATTTCTCATCAATCAACATCATTGACTTTGATGAAAGGGAACAAGTTGCCGAATATATTGGTAAAATTCCACCTGATGATTTAGCGTCGATTGCATACAAATGGGGAATACTTTACGAAGCGTTTATTGTCATTGATATTACCGGTGGTATGGGAGTTGCAACATCAAGAAAATTACAAGAATACAACTACAAAAGTTTATACATCGATGGAGTAAACACTAAAAATATATGGGAATATAATTCAAAAGCAATGGAGAAAATTCCCGGATTAAACTTTAACAATAAAAGAACCCAAATCGTTGCTGCATTTGAAGAACAACTAAGAAAAGGTTTTCAAGTTAGGTCTGCAAGATTAATGAATGAATTGAATACTTTTGTTTACATTAACGGAAGACCTGACCACATGAAAGGAACTCATGATGATGCTATTATGAGTATGTCGATGGCATTATATGCTGGTGATATTTGTTTTAGTCAGTTAGAAAAAAACGAAAACGCAAATAAAGCAATGTTGGAGTCTTGGACCGTTACTGAAAGAACCTACGAACCTCAGAAATCATTTTATTCTTATGGTACCGCATTTGACCAAATTGGTTCAATGGGTATGGATGGAATGATGGGTGGACTACCTCAACAAACAAACGCAACAAAAGAACAATATAAAGAATATTCGTGGTTATTTAATAAAAGAAGATAATACTTTATTATCGGTTAAAAAATACTTATATTCTAAAGAAAACTATTTATATACATGGCAGCAGATAATAATACTGTATTTCAGAGATTAACACAAATGTTTGGTTTTCCGGGTAAAGCGAAGCCGGAAGATACCCCATCATTTAATTTCAATAAAGACGAAATACTTAAAACAAGTAGTAGAGAAGAATACGAAAAGGCAGTATTGCAAGCACAACAATCGCAATATATTGCCGATAAATGGACAAAACTTGACCAATCACTATACAATCAATCTGTTTATTATGAACCAAACAGAATGTCCGCATATTATGATTATGAATCAATGGAGTTTACTCCTGAAATATCGGCTTCATTAGACATTTATGCTGAAGAATCTACAACACTATCAGAAAAAGGTGAAATTTTAACTATTTTTTCTGAATCAACAAGAGTTAAGACAATACTTGAAGATTTGTTCATGAACAAACTTGATTTGAACACTAATTTACAGATGTGGACAAGAGGTATGTGTAAGTACGGTGATAATTTTATTTATTTAAAAATCGACCCTGAAAAAGGTATTGTTGGGTGTCAACAATTACCAAATATTGAGATTGAAAGAATAGAAGGTAAAGAATCAAAAACACCCAATCAACAAAACGCAATGAAAATGCCGTCCAGAGAATTAAGATTCACATGGAAAAACAAAGATTTGGAATTCCAAGCTTGGGAAATTGCTCACTTTAGGTTATTGGGTGACGACAGAAAATTACCGTATGGTACTTCCATGTTAGATAAGATTAGAAGGATTTGGAAACAATTACTTCTTGCTGAAGATGCTATGTTAATCTATAGAACAACAAGAGCACCTGAAAGACGTGTATTTAAAGTATTTGTCGGTAACATGGACGATAAAGACATTGAAGCTTACGTACAACGTGTTGCAAATAAATTTAAAAGAGACCAAGTAGTTGACGGAAGAAATGGTCAGGTCGATATGAGATATAATCAAATGGCGGTCGACCAAGATTACTTCATTCCTGTTCGTGATGCTGCTCAAACCAGTCCAATCGAAACATTAGCAGGAGCACAAAACTTAGGTGAGATTGCTGATATTGAATACATCCAAAAGAAAATGTTGGCGGCACTTCGTATCCCTAAAGCGTTTTTAGGTTTTGAAGAGGTTGTTGGTGACGGTAAAACTCTTGCTTTGATGGATATCCGTTTCGCAAGAACAATTAACAGAATTCAAAAATCATTAATTCAAGAATTAAATAAAATTGCGTTAATTCACTTATACCTTCTTGGTTTAGAAGATGAGTTAGACGATTTTACTCTTTCTTTAACAAACCCATCTGCACAATCTGATTTATTAAGAATCGAACAATGGAAAGAAAAGGTTACTCTTTATAAAGACGCAACATCAGACCAATCTCAAATTGGTATCTTACCGGTATCTCATACATGGGCTAAGAAAAATATCTTAGGATTTAGTGATTCTGAAGTTGTATTAGATTTACAACAACAACGATTAGAAAGAGCCATTGGATTTGAATTAACGAATACTCAAAACGTTATTAAACGTTCAGGTGTATTTGATGATGTGGATAGTAAATATGGTGTCCCTGAAAGTGAAAGAACCCAAGGAGGGGAGTCTCCTGAAGGTGGAGGAGGAATGGGTGATATGGGTGGAGGAGCACCTCCACCACCAGCGGGAGGTGAAGCTCCGGCCGGAGGTGAATCACCGTTAAGTGAAAGTAAAAAGAATAAAATATTCGGAATGTTGGGTGAAAGTAACGATTTTAATGACTTATTTGATGTCAATAAAGCACAACAGAATATTTATGAAATAGAAAATAAATTGAAAGATATATTAAATCAATAAAAAAGATGTCAAACTTTGGTGAATTAAAATCAAAAATGTTAACTAAGTTAACCGAATCTTATAACTCAGGAAATAAAAATGAGTTAAAAGACTTAATTAAAAAATTAAAATCAAACAAAAATTTGGTTGAGATGCACAACTTCTATGAAGAAATGGAAAGTATGTACTTCTCAAATAAAGAGACTGCAAAATTATATGTTGAAACTTTGGAGCCACATTTTATTGAAAAAATGAAAACCCTATCTTCCGATTTAAAGGGTATGAGTAAATCATTAAAAGATGTGGTGTCAGAAAGTAATGAAGTGTACGGTTATTTAGATATTTTATCTGAAGAAAATAACCTTCACAATATTTCTAAAAAAATCGACGCTAGAGAAAATTTTATTAATTTCTTAACTACAAAAAAAACTGTTAAGAAAGAAGAAGAACCAACTGTTAAATTTGAAAACCACACTTTATTGAATACTGTATTAGTAAATAATTTTAACACCAAGTATACCGATTTTTTAAATGAAGAACAAAAGAGTACCTTCTCAAAAATCGTCTCTATGACTGAATCTGAATTGGTAACTGAAACACAAAAAATTAAATCTGAAATTAATCAGAAAATAAATTCTTTATTGAATGAATCTACGGATAGTGCGATGAATGAAAAACTAAATAAAGTAAAAGAGGATTTAAACGAATCCGAGTCAACTAAACTAAATTATTTCAAAATGACCGAATTGAAAAAAGGTCTTATTGGTTAATTATCTTCGTTGTCCCTCAATTGTTGTTTATAAACCGCTTTTAACTTTTGACTTCTTTTAGCAACAGATTTTTTAGTAAACGATTGACGTTCTCTTAATTTTTCTGTTTGTTTAGTCTTCTGAACCTTGTATTTGTACTTTTTAAGTGCAGATTCAAGGTTTTTTTCTTTTGATACGTTTACGATTATCATACTTGTTTGAATAAAAATATAAAGGAAATATTTTGATTTGTTAAGTTTATTATGTATCTTTTAAATACACCATAAAAAATATAAGTATGAAAATGTTAAATGAAAAAAGGAAAATTCATCACAATTGGTGTCCACAATAATGTAAAGTTAGGTTATGGTACAGTAGACTATAAAGACCTTAAAACAATTTACATTCAGTTGAATTCGTGGACTCAACCATCAGAAGACAATCACGACTACAACAGATTGATTGCAAAAACAAGAAGAAAAATAAAAGAAGAAATCTACACGTTAAATTCGGAATATTTTAAACCCGAGTGTATTGTTGACTTAGATATTAAAACAAATGGAATAAAGACCAATAAACGGTCTTTCATGGATTTAGAAATCACTTTATACGTTAATAAACATTTTGATGTTAAATCTAAAGACGTAAAAGAAACAGTATCCAATCTATCAAAAAATATAATAGATACCGTCCTAACGGATGAAACTTTATTTAATTTCTTCGAAAAGAAGAATTAATTAATGTTTCGGGGTATTTATTATATAAAAAGTTAGATGAAAATACTCGGACCTAACGAAACCGGAAAAGGCATATTGATAGAATATGATGCCGGTTACATATCTCCAAAGGAAAATCAAAGGATTATATCCGAGATGAAAGAATTAGATTTCTCTCAGGATTTAATCCTTTATGCTGTTTTACAGAAATACGACACTCCAAATAAGAACGGTAGAATTTACCCTGAAGCCATCTTAAAGAGAGAAGACCAAAAGTACCAAACCTTAATTAAGAAAGGTGGTGCCTTAAACGAATTAAATCACCCATCATCGTCCCTTATCGATTTGGATAGAGTTTCTCACTCTATTTTAGAAACTTGGTGGGATGGTAAAATCCTAATGGGTAAATTAAAACTATTCACTTCACCGGGATGGAAGAAGATGGGTATTGTTAGTACTAAGGGTGACCAAGCTGCAATGTTATTAATGAACGGTGCAACATTAGGTATTTCATCAAGAGGTGTTGGTTCACTTAAAAATGTAAAAGGACAAAACATTGTACAAGAAGATTTCGAATTAGTTTGTTTCGACTTAGTATCATCTCCATCGACACCAGGTGCTTACGTATTCAGTGACCCTAAAGACAGGGACCAATATCAAGAATCAATTCAAGAAAAACCACAAGAAATGGATAAAATGAAAAATCTAATGTCAAAGTTAGATTC